AAAAAAAGGGAGAGGTTCTGGCCTCTCCCTTTCAAAGACTTACAGGTCACTTATAAAAATAAGACTTACACACTACTGCTTTGAATCTCCTCTACGTTGTTTGTTTGCTGTGATTAGCAACTAATTCATTTTAACCTCCCATATTACATTACGAAAACTTGGTACTCCCCGCCAGACTCGAACTGACAACAACACCGTTATGAGCGGTGGGTTCTACCTTTGAACTAGAGGAGTGATTTGGTGCCGGCGACTGGACTTGAACCAGCAAGGCATTAATGCCGACGGATTTTAAGTCCGTTATGTTTACCATTTTCATCACACCGGCTAAATTGGCCTACTCGGTAGGACTCGAACCTACGACCCACAGCTTAGAAGGCTGTTGCTCTAATCCAGCTGAGCTACGAGTAGATTCTGTTTGTAAACGTTTAACGCTTCAATTGTTTTATAGGAAAAGGCGTAAGGATTACGCTCAATAAAAATTAATAATTCTGATAGAGTCATACCTAAAAATGTACACTCTTTGTTTAAGACGGTAGTAGCACCTTTGATTTTCATAGCGAATCACTCCTCTTCAACTATGCTTGTATTATGCAGGACTTTTATAAGATTGTCAAGCCTTATCTGTGATAAATGGCAAAAGTTTGTGCCATTAGTTTATGGCAAAAAGATTGAGGTCTAATATAAATTCCATTCATTGATTCACCTCTAAACCTATATCTTATTTTTTTACCCATACCAGTAGAAGACACTTCTTTAAAATATTTTAAATACTTAATTGGAATACCTTTAGCAATAGAAAGTTCTTTACTAAAAGGATCCGTTAAGTATTTAATTATGAGAGGATTAACAACCCTCTCAAAAATCTTTCTACGTCTATTCATTAGGCAGCCTCCAACTTTATTAGAGAATAAGGCACAGTCCATTTACCACGACCCTCTTCCATAACAACGGCTTTCTTGGGATTGCATTTCACAATTACACCGTGATGTTTAGCACCATTAGGTCTACCAAACACAACTTTAGAACCAACACTAAATTGGTCTAAAGAAACTTGATTTGCTTTTGCAATCGCAGCCTCTAAAATATAAAGATGTTCTTTATGAGAAGGCTCTCTAATCCAATCAAGTACCTTATTCAAGTCATTAAATTTCAATGTAGTCATAATATAGTCCTTTTCTATTTTAAGTAAAGAGGTCCAGTCCAACGAATTGGGTAATTACCCTCTAGGACATTTCCTCTTGGTTGATTTAAAGCAGGTGCATTGTAACCAGCAGGTTTCAATATATCGCCTTTTTTAAAATGTTTGAAGTCAGTTTTACAGATGAAACAGAATACACCGTTTTCACGTACAACTTTTATATACTTCTTTCCTTCTTTAACTTTAACTGAATCATTCCATTTTGCAATTTGCTTTTTTGCATATTCAGATAAATCGTTAGTAGTTTCGTTAATCATACCTTTTGATGACCATTGTTGATAGTCAGCTAAAGCACCATTCATCATATTAGTAATGCCGTCTTGTAGTGTCTCGGCAGTTTTTTGAACCATTGTCATAGTGTAATCCTTATTGTTGGTTATTAATTGCGATTAGTCCACCAGAAACAAATAGTATAAGACCTGTCACGGCATACATAAATGTCTCTAATAAAGTGTTTGCTTGTTCCATACATTTACCATCACAATCGCCGCCAGAGCCGGCCATCATTGCGATACCTAAAAATATCAGAGTTGCAGAGGTTATTGTCATTAGTGTTTTCATAGTGTTGTGTCCTTTCTTATTTTATGTGTCCATTATAACAGATTGATTCGCAAATGGCAAGCGGTTTTTTCATATTAATTTAAAGCGATTAACATTAACAATAGACTATTCAATGAAAATCCTATTGCGTTAGATACGATATATAATATATCTTTAGCGAATATAGCTCTTACTAGAAACAGAAACAATCCTAACCATACTAGTAGTATGAAGTTTAATGGTGGTAAGTTTGTTGACCAACCCATTAATACAGATAAAGAAGTCGGAGCAGTTGCACCGTGAATAAGTATCATACCTACCCAACCACAGGCTTCGGAGATTTTGTTTGATTTAATTTTTTTCATAATATATGTCCTTTCTTTATTATATGGATAGTATACCACAACTAAATATAGAAAGCAAGCACTATTTTCACTTTTTTTCAAAAAAATGCATAAAAAAACCCTTATAAATCAACACTTTATTATTTTTTTTGTTCTTGCTTTGTTCTTTTTAGTGTCCGGATGCTCAAAAAGCGCTGAAAATTGCAAATATTCGCCAGATTTTGACGTAAACAGCGAATCACTTAGCGAATCACTTGACGGAATTGTTCAAATTGAAAAAATGCAATTAAAAACACGTTGTAAATTCTAATATAAATATAATTAAAATTAAAAATTAACAAAAAGCGAAGAAATTATGAAAAAAATGAGAAAATTCTTTTTCTGGAACGAAAACGGCGATGAAAAAGAGACGGAACAAATGAGTTTATCAAAAGCAGTCAAATCTGTACAAGGAGATTTCAAAGACCAATTTATCGGCGTAGAATATACGTCAAAAAAAGGTAAAGAAGTGTCATCAACGATAAAATTGCCTTGGGGTAGAAAAGTTAGACAAGCAATAGCAACAGAAAAGAAGAGAGCCGCATTAAAGGCAAAACAACAAAGGTAATTTATGGCTAAATTGAGTAAGTCTTTTGTACCACACGAAAGAATGCCAAAAAAGACATCACAAGGAAAAAGAAAAGGTGTTAAATTAAGTTCAATGAACAAATCAAGAAAACGAAGTTTAAAATATTACAACTCACAAGGAAAATAGTTAATGGCAGCAGTCAGTAGAAAAGGTGATAGTTTGTCAACAGGACACGCTTGTGTAGGAACAACAACATTGGATACACCTGGACAAGGTACTGTATTTGCAAACGGCATATTGATTGCGAGAATTGGTGACCCAACGGTACCACATCCTAACCCACCTATACCACCTTGTCCTGACCACGTAGCAAATGTTAATGCAGGTTCGCCAAACGTGTATGTAGTTGGTATAAAGACTGGCAGAATTGGTGATAGTGCAGACGCTGGTGCTATGACTAGTGGTTCTGGTAATGTTTTTGCAAACGGTTAGAAAAAGTATATAAATATTGCTATGGCACAGTATGATTCAGCAACCACTAATAACTCTAATAGGCAAAATCAAAAATTTAGTGATATTGACCTAGACTTTACGAGAAACATAGTTACAAGTGATGTAGCTATGGTAACAAATGTTGTTGCTGTTAAAAGGTCAGTAAAAAATCTAGTACAGACTAATTTTTATGAGAGACCGTTTAATCCAGAATTAGGATGTGGTATAAGGGAATTATTATTTGAACCCTTTACACCTATAACAAAAGTATTATTAGAAAGAAAAATAGAGGAAGTATTACAAAACTTTGAACCAAGATGTGTACTTCAAAATGTAACCGTTGATGATGACCAAGATAGAAATAGATTAGTTGTTGATATTTATTTTTATGTTAGAGGTATTCCAGGTCCACAAACGGTTTCAACATTCTTACAAAGGTTAAGATAAAATGGCAAACGGTAAAATATCAGTTTCAGAATTAGACTTTAATTTAATCAAAACAAATTTAAAAACTTTTTTACAAAGTCAAACAGCATTTCAAGATTATGATTTTGAAGGTTCTGGTTTATCAGTTTTATTAGATGTCTTATCTTATAATACTCACTATATGGGATTTCTTGCCAATATGGCAACAAACGAATTATATCTTGATAGTGCAGACATAAGAAATAATATTGTATCACTAGCAAAAATGTTAGGTTATACTCCTAATTCACCAAGAGCACCTAGAGCTTCAATCAATATAGTTGTTAATAATGGTTCAGGCACATCTATTACAATGTCAAAAGGAACAACATTCTCGACAACTATTGAAGAAACGTCCTATCAATATATAAACAATGAAGATATAACTTCAATTCCAAAAGATGGTGTTTATACGTTTTCAGATGTAACACTATATGAGGGTACTTTAGTCAGATTTAAATATACAGTTGATAGTACAGACGTTGACCAAAAATTTATTATTCCCACACCAAACGCAGATACATCAACTTTAAAAGTTTCAGTACAAAATTCAGCTACTGATTCATCATCATCAAATTTTACTCTAGCAGGTGGTTACACAGGTGTTGATTCAATTTCAAAAGTTTACTTTATACAAGAAGGTACAGACGGCCGTTATGAAATTTATTTTGGTGATGGAGTTACAGGTTTTAAATTATCAGACGGTAATGTAATTACACTAGAATATATTGTAACTAATAAAGAAGCTTCTAATGGTGCAAATGTTTTCAGTTTACAAGGTGATGTTGGTGGATTTACAGATGTTTCAATTTCAACAAATTCAAATGCTCAAGGTGGTGCAGAAGCTGAAACAGATGATTCTATTAAATTTAATGCGCCTTTAAACTTTGCGGCTCAAGACAGAGCGGTAACTACAACAGACTATGAAACACTTGTAAAACAAATTTATCCAAATGCATTATCAGTTAGTTCTTGGGGTGGTGAAGATGACGAAACGCCAAGATATGGTATAGTGAAAATTGCAATTAAGGCAGCTTCAGGTTCTACTTTAACTGACCAAACAAAATTAGATATTGTTAATGGTTTAAAACCATATAATGTTGCTTCAGTAAAACCAGAAATAATTGACCCCCAAACAACTTCAGTTTTATTAACATCTAATGTTAGGTTTGATGAAAAATCAACAACTAAATCAGCAACAACGTTAAAATCAGAAATAATAAATTTTATATCTAATTACAATACTTCAACACTTCAAAAATTTGATAGTGTGTTTAGATATTCAAAATTATCAAGTTTAATAGACAATACAGACTCTAGTATCTTATCAAATATTACAACAGTTAAAATTAGAAAAAGTTTTATTCCTATTTTAGGAAGTTCAGCTGCATATAATATATACTTTAGAAATGCATTATATAATCCTCATTCTGGTCACAACTCAACAGGTGGTGGTATTTTAAGTTCAACAGGTTTTAAGGTAACAGGTAGTAATTTTGAAATGTTTTTAGATGAAGATGGTCTAGGTAATGTTAGACGTTATTATCTAGTTAGTGGTGTTAAAACATATGCTAACAATACACAAGGTACTATTGATTATGCTTCAGGCCAAATTACTTTAAATTCTTTGAACATTGCTTCAATTTCAAATATCAGAGGTGCAGCTTCTACAATTTTAGAGATTACAGTTCAACCAAATTCAAATGATGTGATACCAGTCAGAGACCAGATTGTAGAAATAGATGTTGCAAATTCTTTAATTACAGTAGAAAAGGATACTTTTGTTGGTGGCTCTGCCGAGGCAGGCGTAGGTTATTCTTCCAGCTCAAGTTATTAATGACTAATGGCAAAATTTAATGACAAAATTTCAACGATACTTAATGGTCAACTACCTGAATTTATAGTTGCTGACCATCCTAAATTTGCTGATTTTCTAAAATCATATTATCAATTATTAGAATCTGCTGAATTACAAGTTAAAGATGTTCAAACAACTGTTGGTGTTTTAATTGAAACTGAAACAGGTCAAGAAAATAATATCGTATTCAATGCTACAAGAATTGGTAGTGCTATAACAAACATTGATGAAGGCGATAAAATTCTATTAGAAGAAACTACTTACGGAAAATTTATCGTAGGTGAAACTATAAAAGGGTTAATTTCAGGTGCAGAGGCAAGTGTATTAAGTGAAGACTTAAATAGTAATAGACTTTTCATTTCGTCAAATGACAAATTTAAATCAGATGAAATAGTCGAAGGACAAATTTCTAAAGCTTCTGCTACAATAGTTAATTACAGACCTAATCCTGTAAATAACATTTCAGACCTAGTTAATTTTAGAGACCCCGATAAAGCAATTGAATCATTCTTAAATAATTTTAGAAATGAATTTTTAGCAACATTACCTGAAGTATTAGATAGTGAAGTAGATAAAAGAAATCTAATTAAAAACGTTAAGAATATGTACCGTGCTAAAGGTACGGCTGCTGGTCACGAATTATTTTTTAGATTGTTATTTAATGAACAATCAGAAACAATTTATCCTAGAGAACAACTATTAAAAACTTCAGATGGTCAATATGACTCTTTAAAGATTTTAAGAATTATTGAAAAAGTTGGAAACACCGAAGGATTAATTAGTAGAACAATTACAGGTAAAGATTCAAGAGCAACTGCTGTTATTGAAAACTTATCACGTTTTCAAATTGGTGATGAAACGGTTACAGAGTTAATTCTAAACCAAGATAGTGTTGTTGGTACTTTTCAAGTAGGTGAAGAAGTTTCTGGTACTGCTTCTGAAACAGATGACTATTTCATTAAGGCAGATATTACTGGTATTCCTGGAACAAAAGTTATTACAAATTCAGGTTCATTATATAAAGAATCAGATAATGTAAGTGTATCGGGTGGTGGAACCGGTGCATTATTTCAAATTTCAGATACAGGTACAGGTAGTGTTGATGAATTAATTATTGATACACCAGGTTCAGGTTATTCTATTGGTGATGTAATTCGTTTCGATAACAAAGGAACCTTTGGTGCAAATGCTTCAGGTTTTGTAAGTATTGTAAATGGTAGTTTAGTTGACCAAAATGGTTCTAAAGCTCCAGCAACTGGTAGTGAAGATAGAATAATTTTAGAAGATGAAACTTGTGCTGGCGATTCATATCAAGGGAATGATATAGTTCAAGAAACACAAACAACTTCACCAGCAGTTCCAGGTTTTGCAAATTCGGCCGATACAACAATAGGTGAAATTGCTAAAGTATTTTTATCAAATGGTGGTAATGGTTATAAAGACACACCTAAACTTTCATTTTATTATATAGATGAAAATGGAAATTCAATTACAACTTCAAATGGTACTGGTGCTATTATCAGAGCATTTGGTACTGATATAGGAAAAGTTAACGCATTAAGAACAGTAGAGTTTGGTAAAAGTTATGAAACAAGTCCAGCACCAACATTATCGTTTTTTAATAATGTGTTGATAATTAATATTGCAGGTTCATTTATTGATAATGGCACAGTTACCTTTTCTGGTGGTGCGACAGGAACAATTGTTAATTTAGATAGTGATAGAAATATTTTAAAATTAAAAGATGTTAATGGTTCTATTACACCAAATGAAACAATAACATCAAACACATCTGGAACGGCAAAAGTATCAAAAATAAATTTAGCGTCTGCTACAGTAAATGTGGTTCCTATAATTGATACAGATGGTGAATTTCTTAATGAAGATGGTAAAGTTTCAGAAAGTACAATGAGAGTACAGGATAGTTTATACTATCAAGATTTTTCTTATGTTCTTAAAGTAGGACAATCTATTAACTCTTGGAGAGATTCATTTAAAAAGACTATGCACACAGCAGGTTTTTATTTTACAGGTCAAGTAAACATACAAACAAGATTGAGTGCGAAGACAAAAGCTCCAGTTATTGGTCCAGTTTCAGGTGTTGCAGAAACTCCATTCTTACAAGTTCTCAATACTTTATTTTCAAGTATATTTGGTAGAAGATTAGGAACAGTAAGTGATGGTACCACATTAAGAGCAAATGCAAGATTAAAAGGTGCTATTGATTCAGACACATCTACAACTGAACACTTTACAGCTAATACTAGAGACTTGACTTTAAGGTCAGA